AGCCTGCAAACCCTGCAACTCACGACGCGGCCAGATCTACAAGGCAAAGAAAGACAACGCACGAATGCAAGCACGAAACGCCGGCATCAACTTGCAAACGCAAACAGAAACGCAAACACCAGATGCATTTTTTATGGACAAGACCCTGCCCCCGACCCCATGCAATGTCTTATCTTTCGAGAACCAGCCAGAACTAGCCGAAACTGGCCTGATCGACTTAGGCGATGCAAACATCGGCCGTGAGCAACCCCGACTGGAAACGATCGGTGTTGGGGGGAAAACTTTTGGGCCACTTGTACAAGCCTGGGCAAAGCGTCACATGTCTGTTGATCTCATGCCGTGGCAGGTTCACGCCATCAATGGTGCTTTGACTTGCGACGATGCCGGCGACCCTTACTCTTTGACATTTCGTGAAGCTTTGACCACAACAGCGCGTCAGCAGGGCAAGTCCGTAGCACTGGTTGCGCTTATTGGTTGGTGGATGACTGACTATGCGCAGCTGCGTGGCGAACCACAGTCAGTGCTTTCAGTTGCAAACAAACTTGACCGTGCCGAAGCAATCTTTGCTCAACTTGCGCACGTACTTGTCGAACAATTTGGTGGCAAACAAATGGCCGCTGTTGGCCGTAAATCTGTGACGGTAGGCAAATCAGAATGGCTTATTAGGGCAGCGACAAAAAATCTGCACGGTGGATCACACGACCTGATCGTTGTTGACGAACTTTGGGACATTGATTCAGCCGTTATTGATGACGCCTTGCGACCATCGCAAATCGCTAGACGCTCACCACTGCTTTGGATGGCGTCCACCGCCGGCGACGAATCCAGTTTGACAATGATTCAGTTACGCGAACAGGCACTTGCGAACATCGATGCCGGCGAACGTGGGCAGTTGTATTTTGCTGAATGGTCTATGCCACCAGGTGTCGATTATCGAGACGAACAATATTGGCGTTGGGCAAACCCTGCCTTGGGTACCACCATCACTTTGCAAGCATTACGGTCTGTGTCTAAAAAGGATTCATTCTTGCGCGCTCACTTGAACTTGTGGGTGTCTGCACGTGGCGCGTGGATTACGCCGGCCGAATGGGATTCCCATATCACTACCGAAGATTTTCCGACTGGGGTGCCATCTATCTTGGCCGTTGATTCATCAGTTGACGATGCGCGCTATGTCGGGGTGCATGCAGCCGTCGTTGATAATCAATCCATCGTCAAGGTTGCCTTTGTGGTGCAAACAGAAAATGAAATGTGGGAACATATCGAACGCATCATGGCTGACCAAAAAGTGCAGCTGGCCATCACGCCAACATTGGAAATCCATTTACCCATGAATCTTCAACGCCGATACCAGACCGTCGGCTACGGCGAACTGTTGCGCTTTTCTAGCCTTGTCAGGTCAATGATTCTTGAAGGCAAGGTGCGCCACAACGGTGAAAAAATGCTTGCAGAACATGTATGCCGTGCGGTCATTACTAAAACGGCGCAAGGCGTCGTTCTGTCATCGCAAAAATCGCCAGGCCCAATCGAGTTGTGCCGGTGCATGGCGTGGGCCGTGGCACTTGTCAGCAAACCAAAGCAAGCAACAAAACCCATGCTGGTCATCACAGGGTAAGTACACTCACGCTAGGTGTCTGTCTGTGTCGGGCAGGCAGGCACCACCTACCGAAAGCATCTCATGGCATTATTCAACAAAGTGAACAAAGCAGCAATCAGCCCTGCCGTTGAAAAACAAGCAGCCGTTGGTGGCACCTACGGTGGCAACGCGCCGACCAACGGTGGCGTTGGCATGATCGGCAATTACTACGCCTATCAGGAAGGCGAAGCCCGCAACCGTGCCATGCAAGTTGCAGCAGTTAGCCGTGCCAGAGATTTGCACTGTTCCGTAATCAGTGCCATGGGTTTGAAGATGTACCGCGAACAGTGGAACGAAACCGATCGTGAAATGGAAGAAATTGAACTTGCACCACGTTCTTGGCTACGCCGACCCGACCCAAATATCCCTTACGAAACGCTTATGGCATGGACGCTGGATGACCTTCTATTTTTTGGAAGGGCTATGTGGTACATATCTTCTAGGACCCAAGATGGCTTTCCCGCGAGTTTTCAACGTCTTCCAATGGGCTCAATAACCACAACTGATCAGCAGGGTCCCGTTTTTTTTGCGCCTTCAAACAGTGTGTATTTCCAAGGCGGCGAAATTGATCCTGTCAACCTGGTGCAATTCATTAGCCCTGTACAAGGCGCAATCTATTCATCTTCAAGCACTATCGAGACAGCCTTAGAGATTCAGGCCAGCCGTTTGCGCAACGCCGCATCAGCAATTCCGTCTGGCATTTTGAAGCAGACCGGTGGCGAACCGTTGAGCGCATCAGAACTGGCAGACCTGGCATCAGCGTTCAATGCTGCACGTGCGTCGAATCAGACAGCTGCACTAAATGAGTTTTTGACTTATGAGCCAACCAGCGCAACGCCTGACAAAATGTTGCTTATTGAATCTGCAAACTATTCTGCACTCGATATCGCAAGGCTTATGAATATCCCGCCATACTTATTGGGCGTTTCAACTGGATCATATTCCTATCAGTCCTCTGAGCAAGCCAGAATGGATCAATGGATGTTTGGCACCAAAATATTTTGTGAAACTATCGCTAGCACGTTGTCATCGGATGCCATACTTCCCCGCGGCACTTGCGTAAAGTTTGACGTAGATGACTACCTAGGGGAAACCATCCTGATGGACTCAAACATCAACATCAATAAACCAGCCGAAAACACACAAGAGGAACTTGCATGATCCGTTTTACAACTGACCGAATCACAGTCACCGCAGCCGAAGGCGACACCACAGGCGAACGCCGTATCGACGCCATAGCGGTGCCATATAACCAGTACGCAACTGTTAGCGATGGAACCGAAGTGCAATTCTTGCCAGGCTCATTACCAATTGACGGCAAAGCACCACGCGTCTTTATGTACCACGATCCATCAAAACCAGTGGGCATCGTCACCGAACGAATCGACACGCCAGACGGAATGCTTGCAAGCATGAAAATCAGTCGCACCATTCTTGGCGATGAAGCATTGACCCTTTCTGCCGATGGCGTCATGGATGTATCCGTAGGCGTCAACATCATTTCTGCGACAAGAGACAAAGACGGCCGCATGACCGTCACCGCAGCCGACTGGCTCGAATTGTCACTTGTCCCCATTCCTGCATTCAGTGGTGCTACCATCACGGATGTGGCCGCGTCAGCGGAAACAGAACCCGACACAAATCCAGAAACCACAGAACCAGTCGAGGAGACAACCGAAGTGGAAGCAACACCAGCACCAGCAGAAGCCATCGAGGCCGCAGCAATCCCTACACCATCACTTCCTGCACAGGCCAAGCGCAAGTTTGCACTTCCGTCTGCTGCCGACTGGATGGCCGCATACCACATCGGTGGCGACACGTTTGCAAAAGTAAACGCAGCCGTAGCCGAATGGCAGTCAGAGCATCAGACCGCATTGCAAGCAGCAGCTGGCGATGTGGCTACCACCAGCACCCCGGGCCTCTTACCTGTTCCGGTGCTCGGTCCATTGGTGCAAAATATCAACTTCGTGAGGCCTGTGGTCAACCGCCTGGGCGCAAGGGCTTATCCGGATGGCGGACAACAGAAGACATTCGTGCGCCCAACGATTACAACTCACACAAGTGCAGCTGCACAGGCAGCAGAGTTTGACGCAGTGTCAGCAACCACAATGGTCATTGCAAGCAATACCATCAGCAAAACCACCGTATCGGGGCAGGTCAGTTTGTCCAGACAGGATGTTGACTTTACGTCACCTGGTGCAATGGAACTGATCCTGAATGACCTGGTTGGCGAACTAATGCTTGCAACCGACAACATTGCAGCAGACGCATTGCTTGCAGCAGCAACCTCGTCAGGCGTATGGGACGGAACCACAACCGATCTCATGAAGTCCATTTACGACGCAGCAGTTGACGTCTCAAACGGCACCAACTTCTTCCCTGACACAATTTTCGTGTCACCAGATGTTTGGGGCCAGATGGGCCAGCTTGTTGACGGTTCAAACCGTCCAGTGTTCCCATACTTGGGTTCACCTGGTCTTCAAGGACAGAACGCACTTGGTGGCGGAAACGCAACCACCTGGACCGGCTCAAACCCACTTGGGTTGGAAATCGTGGTTGACTCAAACTTCGCCGCAAAGACCATGGTCATCACAAATGCAAGCAAAGCCTTCGAATATTACGAAGACATGCGTGGCATTATGTCAGTCGATCAGCCTGCAACGCTTTCGCGCTTGTTCTCGGTACATGCTTACTGCTCAACCTTCGCGGCTGTATCAAGCATGATCCGCAAGATCACCCAGGCATAACCCGAAGGGCGGACAGCCCATGGCGGTCTATACAGTCACATTCAAGCAACTGCTTGACAACTACGCAGTGCTTACACTGCTGACCGATAGCGATATCGAGGTTGGGCAAAGCATCACGGTGGCATCTGTCGATGCAACTTTCAATGGCACATACACCGTGTATGCCTTGCCCCAATACCTCTACACAG